CGTTCTGTAAAGTAGGTCGAGTGTGCTGCCTTCCGGCTCTGAAATCTCCGGCTCCTTAGCTTCATCTCCTGTGCTGGCAGAGAATCCATTGAGACCTGCCTTCTTGATTTCTGTCTCAAAATCACGATAGCAAAAATCTTGATCCACAGTTCTTCCGCAGATCGTCTTATCGGCAATGTAGTTATACTCTCCTCCGTACTGCCAAATATCGTGACCTGTTACTGGCTCATTTGAAGAATATCTCGCCACCCAATGAGTGAACCTCTGCAGGCGATCATCGTCTACGTGCGCCTGGAAATGTGAATCAGATGTATATACTCCGACAAAATATCCAGCCTTCTCGCATCTGTCGCAGAACGCAATCACAATATTCGTAAGGACATCTCTGCTGTTGTTCAACATCTTACCTTCTACGTCGTAGTAGATAGGATATTCAAACTGCTTACCTGCAATAACTGACAGGAAATGGTCTGCCTCCTGCTCTGCCTCCGCAACAGACTTTGCATTGCCGTAATAGTATGCACCTACCGGAAGTCCGATAGCCTTACACTGTGCATAGTAATTTTCAAACTTGCTGTCCTTATACTTGCCATCGTCTGCACCTGCAGCCTTGATAATAGCAAATTTCACTCCTCTTTCATTCCTGGCCTGCTCAATGCTCATATCTCCCTGCCAGTGTGAAATATCAATACCAAAAAGTTTTTCCATAGAAAATTCCTCCTTAAATCAAAATAAGGGGCAGCTTTTCAGCCACCCCGATGTGATACCTTTTTCAGAACTTATGCTTTGATTAACTTTCCTTTTTTGAGAAGATTAACCATCTTGGTGTTCTGCGCTGCGGTATATGCGTAGTTTGTAATGCCATTTGCGGCTGCAATCTTGGCCCGGTGCGCCTTCGATGTGTCTTTTTCGCCCACTGCAGCAAGCGCCGTAATAATAGACCCCGATGTTCCTTCATACTTAGGATAATAAGTATTTCCGTGTCTCGGGTTTCCGGAAACAACAACTACCGTATGTCCTTTGGTCTTTGTGACGAGTACATCACCGTTGAACAATTCCGTCTTGGAAGTTACCGCAATCGCTTCCATAAACTGTCCGGTTGCCTTCAATGCCGATGCCTCAGAAGCCGTATTGAAATTTCCTGGATCAAAGCCAGCCTGGATGCAGCACGCTCTCACAAGTGAACTGCAGTCTGCCTCTGTCTTTACAGAAATTTTAGAGAGCTTTCCGACTCTTCTCAGCTGTTCGATCACATTGCTTCTATGTCCCTGGCAATATCCGATATTGTTGTTTCTGCATCCCTGCAGCATAGCTTCTGCGATGGCGTTTGCTACCGTGATGCTCTTCGGTCTCAGACAGTACCAGCCTTTTGAATGGACGTAATACGCCTGGGTTGATACCTCGTTTCCAGTCTGATCTCCCGGTTTTCCTCCGGAAATGTGACCGTTCTCGTCAATTCTTGCGCTTCCAACTACTAAACTCATGGTTCTTCCTCCTAACAAAAATAGGGCAGTCTTTCGACCGCCCTGTGCTTACAATATGTTCTCAGATTACTCCTCGTCCTCACTGTTTGAGCCGATGTTGGCTGAATCGGTCAAGCCTTCGCCGATGATGTATGCCACCACTGACGCTCCTGCCATAATGAGTGCTGTAACCTGTGTTGCCGTGTTGTCTGTGCCGCCAGTAGCCAGGATCATCATAGATACGAATGACGCTACCGCAGTCCATAACTTTCTGCTTGTAAGTTTTCTAACCCAATCAATTTTCTTCATGTTTCTTTACCTCCTGTTATAAAAATGAATTTTTTTCCATGCACTTCTGATAAACTTTGTCTATCTCGGCAATGGCATTTACTGCTTTGCTGTTCTTGTATTCCGGATGCTCTGTGCAATAACGCTCATAGTCCGAAATATCATCTAAAATCTGATTGAAAAACTCTTCGGAATGTTTGACATCCCTTCTCAACTCGTCGGCAAATCGCAGGATTCTTGTACGGCATCCGTCCGCATCATCTTTATCCATGAGCCTTTCGAGCTTGTTGTGCTTTTCTCCCAGTTCTTTTAACTCTTTCTGCACTGATTCCAGCTTATCCATAACATCCTTGTTCATCGACTTTCCGATGGCTCTCATGCCGTTTCCGATAATCTTTCCAACTGCAGACCACGGATTTACCTTGATGGGCGTAATCTGCACCAGTGTCAAGAACAGCAGTAGCGCTCCACCACTTGCAAGAATTTCATTCAAAGACATTGGCTCTTTTACCTCCTTCCCAAACGCACCGTAGTTCCCACGGTACGTCCGTAATATCTGCCGCCTTTTCACCCAAAATGGCCTCTATTACTGCATAAAGAATGGCATCCGCACGTGGGTTCTTATCGAACCGGTACAGATGCCACACCAACTGATTATGCAGGTTCAGCAGATTCTCTTCGTCTGCCTCGGTATTGAGCAAGCCTAACTCTACGGCCGCGCTTTCCAGGCGGTCATAGTTGTAAAATTCTGCGTAGGGTATCATGCCTTATACTTACGACCTGTGATTTCCTCGTATTCTTCCTCGGTAATCTTGTCCTTCTTGACAGCGTTCTTTACCATAACCAGGTTCCATCTCTTTGTGTCGTAATAGTCCTTGACTTTGTAGAACCAGTCGCTGTGCTGCACTTCTTCCTGGATCGTCTCCTCTGCAGATGTGTCTACTGCTTCTGTTACTTCTTTAGCCTTTGCCATATTACTCTTCCTCACTTTCTTCGGTGCTGGTTGCTGAGTCTCCTGCTTCCGGGAACTCAATGTCTGCCATCATTGCCAGGTAATCAATCTTGGCATTCTGATCGGCCAGCTCAGCCTTCATGTTCTCGTCAGCTCTCATTTTGGCGACATCGCCGCCGTTCTTCTTTACTTCCATTTGGCTACCTCCATAATGATTTATAATATTTATCCATGCGCTGCAGGAGCTTAAAACTATTGCCCTTGCTGGCATGGTTTTTCCAAGCGTAATAACACTCGTCTACCTTAGCCTTCGTGAGTTCGCCTCTTTTGGCTTTTCTCACCAGCCTTCGTAATATCCGACGTCTTTCTTTGACGTTCTTCGGATCGATTATCATAATAACCTTCCCGGTATCTGTTAGCCGGTACTTGAATCCTAAAAATGTGAAACCGTCTGTAATGCAAAATACCTTCGTTTTCTTCGGGTTGAACTCTAACCCTTTCTCAGCCAATATCTCGCCGATCACCTTTCTGCAGTATTCCAGGTATTCCCTGGAAGGGTGGAACGCAAGCGAATCGTCCATATATCTTCCGAACTCGTCCACATCCAATTCTTCCTTGATTTTGTGGTCGTGATCGTCCAATGCCGATATGCCAACAATCTGAACCATCTGACTTCCTGGGTTATACCCAACATCTCCGGCGTACTGTCCGTCGAGTACATCAATGGCTCGTTTTGCTATTTCCGGTTCCAACTTTCTTTCCAACATTGCGTTGGTTAAGTCGTGCCGCATATTCGGATAATACCCATGCACATCTATCTGCAGACCGTAAAATTCTGTACCGTACTTCCGGTACATCCTCTGCAGAAATAGTTTCATCCTGTCTCTCGCATCATCGGTACCCTTGCCACGCTGGCAGGCCCAATTATCACGAATGAACGAATTTGTCATTATTGGGTACAGTGCGTTGTCATTCAAACTTCTCTGATAAACGCGGTCTCTGAAACATACACTGATGATTTCTCTTTTCTTCGGCCTGGTTATCGTGAATTTTGCTATCTGCCTTGCCTTGTAGGTTCCATTTTCCAACTGCTCATTGAGCTTGTATGTTTCCTCCAAGCTGTTCAATACATAATGTGCAACGGACTCTTTCCAAATAACTCCTTTCTTGCACTTGTGCATCGAATCATATAAGGCTTCAAAGCCGATTACTTCTTCCATATCCATAAAACTTATAGATAGGTCCATAGCGTTGACAGCGGGTAACAGTCGTTCTCCGGCTGACCGCATCGCTACAGTGTTGTTCGCCTTACGGCCGGATGCAGGCTTCTTGTGTTTGATTGGTTGGAGCGCCATTCTTACGGAATAGCCTTTATGTCCTTAATACCACACAATCCGGGGCGCAGCGATTGGCCCAGTTCGCGTTGTTGTTGTTGACGTTGCCGCTAGAGTTCACGTACCACGTATTGTACGAATTGCCACGATTAGCCGAGCGCAAGCGGACGTTCTGCGTTTAGCCTACATCCGTATAATAAAAACTACTCCGCAATTTGGGAGTAGCGTTTACTATCACTTTCATTCCAACTGCGGATCATGCCTCGAACCTTCAAAACCTTACCGGTCCAAAACTTGACTCGCTTATTTTTGAGATGAAACGAGGATTTCGCAATTCCGATCAGAGCTAGGAGTCTATTGCATTCCCTGGCCGCACGAAGTTGAAGCTCCCTGCGGGCTCTCCAATCATCTTTCGTCGTTACCCTAACATTGTTGGCATCCCAAGCATCGATGTAGATACTCTTTGCAGTCTCGATAATGTCGTCGGTAACTTGTCTTTGGTATTCCGGAAGAAAAATTTTCTCGTTCTTCGTGATTCTGAGAGTGTAAGTTACTAAGTCCAACGCCTGCACGAATACTTCCAGTCTGCTTTCTCTTCTTTCTCCAACTGGTACTGACACGCTATGTTCCTCCTTTCTCTGAAATTATTATGCCGACGCCTTATGCCGTTTCGGTGCAAAAATCGGCTCCAAAACTGTGCTGATCAGTGCTTCGCGGTCAAGCTCGTCGGCAGTTGCCTTGCTGATGATGGTATACAGCGCCGATTCGTAGACATCTCCGGTGATCTCGCTGCTGATGATCCAGTCGATCAGACTGCGCATACCGTAAGAGCCGTCCGTGATACTGTTTTTGCGGCAATATT